GCACAAAATAATGTTGAAGAATATACTGGTAGAGCAATCACTCAACAAACTTTACAACTTTTTTTAGATACATTACCATATTACAGAGATGAAAAGTTAAGGGAGGGTGTTTATACTGCACCTGATATTAATTACAGTGCAGATTTTATTGTTCTCCCTAAACCACCAGTGGCTAGTATTACGCATGTAAAATATTATGCTAATGATAATACTGCTTCAACTTTTGCGGCAAGTAATTATTTTTCTGATGTAGATTCTACTTCAGCAAGAGTAGTTTTAAAAAATGGAGTTAGTTGGCCAACTCTTACTGAACTTAGACAAGGTAATGCTTATGAAGTTCAATATGTTGCTGGTTATGGTAATAGTGCAAGTGATGTACCAACACCTATAATTCAAGCTATAAAATTATTGACTACACATTTATATGAGAATAGAGAGTTAGTGACTCAAATGAGTGCTAATACTATTCCTTATACAGTCGGTCAATTATTACAACCTTATAGAGTTATTAGATTGAATAATATATTAGGAGGATAAATGCCAAGTGTATCTAATATAGGAAAGTTAAGAAATAAAATAACTATACAAAATACAAATTTATCTACTGATAATATGGGTGGTTATACAACAGGAAGATCAACTCATATTACTGCGTTTGCTAAAATGACACCAAAAAGTGGTAAGCAAATATTTACAGATAAAACAGGAAGACAAGTTGAGAATCCACATACTTACGAATTTTTAATTAGGTATAGAGATGGTATAACTACAACAATGCGTATCTTGTTTGGTACAAGAACTTTTGATATAATAAAAATAAATGATCAAAATGATTTTAAAAATTATATCACTATTGAAGCTGTTGAAAATGTAGGTACATAATGCAGATTGATATTAGAGTTAAAAATTTAAAACAAGCGATGGCTAAATTAAAAAATCTTGAAAAAGATTTAGAGCCTGACTTTCAAGAAGTTGTAAAAGGTGGTGCACAACTAATTAGAGGAGAAGCTATTAAGTCAATACAATCTGGTGCTAAATCTGGAATAGTTTATGAAAAATATAATCCTAGAAGAACACATAGAGCATCAGCTCCAGGTCAAGCACCTGCTTCTGATACTGGTAATTTAGTAAGTAAAATAACTGTAAGACAAGATGGTCAAAATAAAACAAATGTAGAAAGTAATGCTCATTATTCAGCATTTTTAGAATATGGTACAAGTAAAATGGAAGCAAGACCATTTATGCTACCAGCTTTTGAAAAAAGTAAAAAGCCAATCGTTATGGCAGTATTTAATAGAGTTAAAAAAAAAGTTGAGGAGTTAGTAAAATGAGTGATTATGCAGTTGCATTACAAACAGCAGTATATAATGCTTTAATAGGTAATGGTGCTTTAACTACAAAACTTGGTGGAAATAATATTTATGATTTTGTTCCAGAGGGAACTGATTTTCCTTATGTAAAAATAGGAGATCAAACAATGATTGACGATGGAACTAAAACAAAACAAGGAAGTGATTTTACCCTAATCATACATACTTT